CCACCAATATGTAATTATTCCAAATGCGAAAATTAAGAACAAAAAAATATACGCAAAATTTGAAAGTGACTTTGTTGATTTTATAAACGAAAACAGAATTAACTTTACAAAAGTTCCTCTGCTACATGTAATGCCGATGCAGTCGATTTACAGCATAAAGCTTTATACGATGTTTTTAAAAGAATTTTCTTATAGAGATATTTTTGAGATTAGCTTAGAAAAACTAAGAAAGCTTTTAAATTTAGACAATCATATTTTGTCAGATGTCAGAGATTTTAAAAAAAGAATTTTAAATCAAGCACAAAAGGAATTTTTGCTATACGCAAATATAAAATTTAGATACGAATCGATAAAAGATTGGCGTGTTATCACGGGCTTCAAATTCTATCTGTCAAAAAGTGCCCCTACGGACTCAAAAGTTTTAAGGCTGTTAGATAACTCGCGTCTAATTAAAGACAATCCAGAGCTGTTTGCGAGCGAAATAATGAAGAAACATATTCCTGCTGAAGTTGCAGCGCAAATAAAAGACGAAGACCCAGAAAAAATTATCTATTATTTCGAGAAAGCAAAAAAGACAAAAGATATAAATGATCACAATTTTGGTCGTTATCTTTTTGGTTTTATTTTTGCGGATTTAGACAATTTTAAATTAATAAAAAAAGAAGCTGTTTGCAAAAGCAAGGATGTTGAAAGTGAAAATAAAGCAGACGAGCTTATCAAAAAGCACTTGTTTAAAAAAAGCTGGAAGGACGCTTTTGAAATAAAAGAAAAAATGGGGGATGATTATATAATCGCGTGTTATGAATACACCGCAAGCAGAAAAAGAGTTAAAAATTTTGAAGATTATTTTTATAAGCTAATTTTAAAAGCTGTAAAAAATCCAGATTTGATAAAACAGAAACAAAAGAAAACCTCTGTTTTTATACAAACTGTAACACAAAAAGCAGAAAGCTCAAAAGCATTAAACGACGAATTTGATGCAGAAATAGAGCAGATTAAAAAGCGCGTAGAAGAAGAAAGCAAAAAATGGATATAACTTTTGACCTAAAAAAATTGTGCAAAAAAGAAAAAATGCTCTTAAACAATTTTCCGACTTGTACAAAACATTGCCCTGTTGTTTCGATACACAAAACAAAGTTAGAAGACGCAGAGAAAGAAGTTAACCGTTTAAATAGAGAAAATTTAAAAATGCAAGATGGATTAAAAGCGTTTTCTTGCAACGTGAGCGAATCTGAGCGACAGGAGAGCAAAAAACAAGGGCAGGCTATAAAAACGCACGCCGAGATAATAGACCGCCTTAAAACGGCCTTAAACAAAGCGAGAGCGGATAACGATTTGCTCAGAAAAAATATCGTTGAAATTTCAAACGCAAAAAATTCTTGTGCAAAGAAACGCAAGCACAAATATAACGCAATTGCAACTGTGATTCATGGTCACAAATTTCCGTCAAAAAGAGAAGGTCGGCGTTACCTCCAGCTTTTCAATGAAAAAAAAGCAGGGCTAATAAAAGATTTTTGGCTGCAGCCAAAATTTGTATTGACAAGCGGCAAAGAGAAGGTTACGTATATAGCAGATTTTAAAGTTTTGCATCTAGATAATAAAATTGTGATTGAAGATGTAAAAGGAAAAAAAACTGCTGTCTATAATCTTAAAAAAAAATTAATGAAAAATTGCTACGGAATAGACATAAAAGAAGTATAAAACATGTTTTGTTTTGTGTTTATTTGTGTGCAGAACGTATATTAAAGCGTACAAAACATAATTATTATAACATAAAAAAAGGGTTGTTTCATGAACGATTTGCAGAGTTTTAACACAGAACAAACACAAAACAGCGTGGCAAAAGCAAGCGGAGAGACTGCTAGTCAAGTGCTGGCCGCTCAAACGAAGGCTATGGTAGAAAGCCGATTTGTAGTAGCAAAAAAGTGTACTCGCGATATGGATGTCGTACGAGAAAAATTGACAAAAGAGTGTAAAAGACCTTACGCCTGCGAAACTTTTATTTATTCAAAGCCTATCGGAAATACAAAAACTGAAGGCCCGAGCATCCGCTTTGCTGAGTCTGCAATTAGATGCATGGGCAATATTGCTATTGAAAATAATGCGATTTATGATGACGAAAATAAAAAAATAATTCGTGTTATGGCAATTGATATTGAAAGCAACACATCTTACTATCTCGATGCAGAAATTGAAAAAACTGTTGAAAGAAAAAACATTAAAAAAGGTGATGTTGTTATTTCTAAAAGATACAATTCTTACAATCAAATTGTGTATACAATTCGCGCTAGAGAAGACGAATTAATCACAAAACAAAATGCTGTAATAAGCAAAGCTATTAGAACAATTGGGCTAAGATTAATTCCTGGGGACATAATTGATGAGTGCATGGACATAATTAAAAACACTCTCAAAAGCAAAGATAAAAACGATCCGGAAGCAGCAAAAAGAAAGGTTTTTGACGCTTTTGGAACGATTGGCGTAGGAGTTGAAGATTTAAAATTCTATTTAGGACACGATGCAAAACTTTTATCTTTCGCGGAACTGCAAGAGTTGCGCGGAATATATCAAGCCATAAAAGATGGAGACGTGACCTGGCGTACAGTTGTAGCAGAAATAGACGACAACAAAAAGCCAGAGCCGAAAAATAAAGACAAAGACCTTTTGAAAAAAGAAGAAAAAAAAACAGATTCTAAACGCAAAGAAGACGCAAACCTTTCAAGCACGCAAATAGAATTGTCCGAAAAACAAATGGCAATTGCGGAAGAAATTGGGGAAGACAATGTTGAATATCTTGAACGTCTTTTAAAAGATCGGAAAACAATAAAAGGGGAAGAAGGCTTACAGCACCTAAATGACATGCAATGCACAACAATTCTTGCAAGCATTGGCGGTTTTAAACAAAAAATAATAGAGCTAAAAAATGATGAACAATAAGAAAGAATACGACTCTCGAGAAGAATGGGAAGCAGAAGGACGAAAATATTTTGGCGAAGATGTATTAAACTGGACATTTAAATGTCCAGTTTGTGGCCATGTTGCAAGTGTTAAGGATTATGTAGATCTTGGCGCAAGTCCTGGGATGGTTGGATTTAGTTGTATCGGCAGGTTGATGGATAATCCGAAAAAGGCATTTGGCGAAAAGAATGATAAAGATGGCCCTTGTGATTATGCGGGAGGTGGGCTATTTCTTTTGAATCCGATTAAAATTTGTCTTGATAAGGAAAATGATAAGTATATAAATTGTTTTGAATTCGCAAAAAAGGCTAAAAATGACTAATAGTGACACAAAACAGCAAAGAATAGATAAAAAACAATGTAGCATTTCGTATTTTAAAAGAGTTCGAGATGATATAAAAGATTGTCTAGAAAAAAACTTTTTACCTGAAATTTATATTGAAACTATTGACAATGTGTATAATATCGATGTCGCGCTTGAAGATGACGATATTTGCGACTTTGCAAACATATTTAAAGATAAAATTAGCGAGAAAATAGAAAAGTTAATACAAGAAAAAGGACTGTTAGAAAATGGAGAATGAAAAATTGTCGCATCATCCGACTTTGCCGCCGTCTTCTTTCCCTGCATTCAAAAAATGTCCGCGGTTTAAATCAAGTGCAAGGAGCACGGCCGCCGCAGATGAAGGAACGAGGCAGCACAAAGAGCTTGAGAACGCAATAATAAAAAATATAGAGCCGGAAGAAGAAGGGCTCGCATGGGCATTTAATCACATAAAAGATACATTCGAGATCTTAAAGCCAGATGAAGATTTTGAAAAAGCTGAAAAACTTGCTGAAGAAAGAATTGTTATTTATGACAAATATTTTAATGAATTGTCTTTCGGAAGTGCAGACTTAATAATATCTAATATTTTATTTGATCTTAAAAGTGGAATGCCGCGAACATATAAGCCGCAACTTGAAATGTATTGCCGTGGATATATGCAAAGAATGCTTATTGACAAAATGCACGTAGTTGAGCTTTATCCGCGAACACAGGCAAGCAAAAATTATGAAATAACTTTAGAGGAATGTGTAAAAAATAGTGATGAAATAATTGCGCGTGTTATGAATCCAGAGCTTGAAGCGAACCCAAATGAATACTGTAAATGGTGTTTAAACTTGCTGAAATGTGAAAAGCTTAATAGTGCAATCGGTGGATATTTAAAAACTTTTGATAAAGAATTTCCCGAAGATTTTTTGAAACAAATAAATTTAAAATCTTTGCAATCTCCGGACGTTCTGGGAAAATCTCTTAGTTTGTGGCGCACTTATATGAAGCCCTACGGCGAGTATTTGGAGATTCTTGCAAAGGAGGCGCTTGATAGTGGAGAGATTCCAACAGGATATAGAGTGCAGACCAGAAAGGGGAAAAGGCAAGTAAATAACATAATAGAGATTTTCCAAAATATGGATTTACCTCCAGAAACCTTTTTAAATTGCTGTACTCTTTCTTTAACACAATTGCACAAAAAAAGTAAAATGAAAAAAGCAGAATTTGATAATTTTGTTTTTAATTATGTGTCTGAAGGCAAAGAATCAAAATCTTTAGTGAAAGCAGAAGAAGAAAATGATTAAATTAAAATGTAAAATTCATGGAAACGATGCGAGAATTGCATTTCTGTAAAAAATGTTGTTTTAGATGAAACATAATATTATAATCATAATAAAGGGGCTTATTATGATTAATGATTTATTTGGCTACAAAATAAAAATTGAAAAAAACAAAGTTTGTAATGATTGTTTATATGTGTTTGTGGAAAGAGATTTATCAAATAAAAACAAATATTATTGTAAAGCTTTTAAAAATTCTTTAAACGAAAATGGTTTTAAAATGATAAAACCAGTAAATAGCGCTTGTGCTCTTTACGAGGAAAGAAAATAACCTTGAGAACAATAGCGAAGCTGATTCGATTTGAGAAAGTAAATACTTCTGTGTTTGGAGTTCTTAGAGTTCCTTACACAGAGGATATTTATTATACTTTAGAAGACTCAGAAAAAATCATCCCTGCTGGAGAATATGATTTATCTTTGCACGATTCCCCAACACATAAAAAAGTACTGGTAAGGCTAAACGATGTTTTACAAAATGGCGTTTGGAGAACATATATTTTAATACATGGAGGCAATACGATAAAAGATACGCTCGGTTGTATTCTTGCAGGAAGATGTATTGATATAAGTAAATTGAAAATTTCAGTTTGTGATAAAGTTATAAGGGGTTTAGTCGCAAGCGTAAAGATGAAAAGGCTGACCAATTTACACATTTATGATTGTTATTAGGAGGAAAAATTGTTTATTAAGCTTGTAAGGATTGATGAATATGGTAATGAATTTGATATGATTATAAAAAAAAGTCATGTTTCGTCAGCTTCCCGAATAAGGGAAGAATCTCTTTTTCTAATAACAACTTTTAACGATTTCCGCTTTACCATAAAAGGGAATTATGATAACTTTGCAAAGCTTTTTGATGTTGAGGAAATTAAATTTGCAGAGAAGGATAATGTACATACAGAACCAAATATTTCAAAATGCACTATTCAACGAATATCAAATAAAAAATATATAGATTCTATAAAAGAAGAAGATGTGAGTTTTTAAAACAATCAATCAATTAATAAATAAAAGAGATTGACCAAATGTCAAAAATAATATTCTTGGGAAACCATAAACGCTTAAAATAAAGCGTAAAACAAGCGTAAAACAAGCGTGGGAACTATGGCAGAAACAAAACCAAAAAAAAGAAAAGCTACGGGGAGACCTTTTGTTAAAGGCGACCCTCGAATTGGGCAAAAGAAAAAAGGATGTATTCATGCATCTACAGTCTTACGCAAACACATTAAAGACGAAGAAGTCGCAAAAATGGTTGTTGAACATGCAAGGGCAGGAGAAAGAGATTTTATTGTTTTGATTTGTCACTATCTGTGGGGAAAACCTGTGCAGTTAAATATAAATGAAAATAACGATAAAAGCGAAAAGCCTAAAGCTATTGAAGTAAATTTTGTTGAAGTAGAAAAAGAAATAATTGCAAATGTAAACATAAATAAAGAGAATGAAAATGATGGATAAAGAAAGAGAGTTTAAAATTGACAAAATAAAAAACAGTTTTGGTATTGAAGATGCTTATTTGTGCAAAAGGGAGGTTCTTGTTGACGCTCTGTGTCATCAGATTGACACTTCTACAATATTATTGACAGAACTATATAAAGCATTTCCCGATCATAGTGTTTTTGAAAGTGCTGACAAAGCGCAAACGGTAGCGATGGAAATGTTAATAAATGAACATTTATATAAATAATTAAACGTAAGGGTTGACAAATGACAAAAGGAGAAAAAAGAGATGTTATAATATCATTATATAATACATTTGTATTATATATGATGGTTTTAGATGGGGATCGCGCAACAAAAATAATGTTTCTGCGAACCCGAATAAATAATTTTAAAGAAGACCATTTGGAACTCTTAGATAGGTTTTTAAGATATAAAAATGAAAGACATCCTTACGACACAAAAGATTATGCACAATCTCTTTTAGATAAAGAAGCAAGCGAAAACACAAATAAGAAAACTCAACACACTAAAGTTCAAATAAGTTGTATTTTTAATTTTTTAGCAACAGATTCTTTCCTTGAGGTCTTAATAGAAAAAGAAAAAAAACCAGAAAACAAGAAAAAGGTTTATAATGAATTTTTTCTTGATCCTTTAAATGATTTTCTAGAAACAGATAAATAATAAATAATCAAATACAAAGGTTGAAAAAATGACAAAAGAACAAAAAAAAAGAATTATATTATCTACTCTCGATGCATTTATTAGTATTTCTGAATGTGCTGGGGAAGATCGCAGCGATAAAGTTTTGGCTTTGCTTAATACCATTCCTGCGTTTAAAAAAGAAGCTCTTGAGCTGGTATGGAAGTTTTTGGAAAGCAAGGGCGTGAACCCATCAAGTTTTACAAATGCTGTTTTTGAAGAATTTAAAGCTCAACTAAACGGTGATAGTGCAACATATCACGATTTGACAAAAATACAACTAGAGTGCGTTTTGGGGTTTATATCCCTAAGCTTGTTTACAATATCGGATGTTTTTAGCGAATGTGAGAGAGAAAAGGCTTATAAAGAATTTTTGCTTGATCCATTAAATAAATTTTTAGAATTAGACGAACCCGAAAACCAGTAATAAAATAAAAACCTTTTGAATCGTCTGGTGCACCTTTTTTTTGTGTTGTGTCAGGCGATTTTTTATATTCATTAATATGAGTATAATAAAACTAAAAATACCGAAAGCATTTCAGTTCCTATTTGAAGATTATAGGTATAAAGTCGCTTATGGCGGACGTGGAAGCGGGAAAAGTTGGACTATTGCACGTGTTTTAATACTTAAAGCAATGGAAGGAAAACATAGAATATTGTGTTCAAGAGAGCTGCAAAACAGTATTTCGGATTCAGTTCACCAGCTTTTAAGAGATCAAATTACAGAGTTGGACGCACGACACTGTTTTGACATAACGAACAAAGAAATTACCTGCAATGTTACCGGAAGTCAATTTAAATTTAAAGGGCTTCACCATAATATTGACGAAATAAAATCTTTTGAAGGCGTCACAATCTGCTGGGTAGAAGAGGCTGAAAAGGTTAGCGAAGATTCTTGGAAAAAGCTTATCCCGACTATTTTCCGCAGAGCAAACGCAGAACTTTGGATTAGTTTTAACACTGGCTATGAGGACGATCCAACATATGAAAGATTTGTTAAAAATCCACCAAAAAAAAGCATAACAAAACTTATAAATTATGACTCAAATCCATTTTTCCCAAAAGTTTTAAATGAGGTCCGTCTTGAAGATAAAAAATATAGGCCGCTTGAATATAAAAACATTTGGGAAGGCGCGCCAAAAGGCTATGGTGGCAAAGTTTGGCCGATGTTTAGACAAAAAGAAGCTCCTTTGGGACATGTTAAAATGTTTGACTGGGAACATGTAGAGAAAACCGCCAATATTGTAATGGCGTGTGATCCTGCTCAAAAATATTATCATGCATGCATTTGGATCGCAATTTTCCCAATAAATAAAAGAATGCAATGGCCCAACGATTTTGTAAAGTGGGTTTATGCAGAATATCCAGATTTTGAAACATTCGGAGATTATTTCTATCGACATAGAAAAAGGACTCTTTACACACATGGATTAAAAACATTTGCAAATACTATCAAAAGTAAAGACTCGAGTGGTCACCGATTAGAATGCACAAAAAGATTTATAGATACAAGATTTGCGACTGGGACGGGCGGCGGAAATGTTTGGAGTAGTCAAACTGTTGGACTTGTAGAAGAGTTCGCAAAGCCTGCAAACGGGAGTATCCTTTTTGAATTACCTCCAATTAAATTTATAGATTCTGCAAAACACGCAATAGAGAGTGACTTAAAATATGATTTTAATCTTCCGATTTCTCAAATTAACACACCGAGTTTTTTTGTTTCTCCTGCTTGCAAAAATGTTATTCATACGCTGTTTAATCATCGAGTTGAGGAAAATAGCGAAACGGAAACCGAAAAATTAAAAGATTTTTCCGACTGTTTAAAAATTGCTTATGCAGGACTAAGAGAATTTAAGTATAAAAAACCTGTTAATGTTACAGACAACCATACGTACGAAGGAATGTATCAAATGTTTAATAATCCGTCTTCGTGGATGGGTTAATTTTTTTGTTGCATAAAGTTAATATTAGATATATAATATAATTATGATATTTATTCTTTTCAGAAGGTATTATAATTATGCAAAGCACAAATCAAAATAATAATAATACTACTCAAAAAGAGCCAAGTTTTGACAAGACAAATGACGCTTTAAGACTTTTGAAAAAAATGAAAGATGCTCAAAAAAAGTGCAGGCTTGTTTTGCATTTTGACGGCACTTATGTAAAAGTTGTTGAAGTAAGTTATGTTTTGTAATAAGCAACAATGATCATTGAATTAATTTTTAGCTTGGAATAAAGCTTGAAATAAAGGTTATCTGATAAAAAGGAGCCGATAGACTACGCGATTAAATTCGTGTTAGTCTGTCGGCTTTTTTTTGTGCTTAAAACTTGACAAAGGGTAGTCATTATAATGCAAGAGAAACATACAAAAAAGGCAAAAAAACAATGAGTGCAGATTCTAACAAAAAAACAGAATTTGTAAAAACCGCTCTCGATAGATTTAAAATTTGCGTAGACTCTACAAAAGATATACGCAGTGCATATCTTGACGATTTGAAATTTTTAAATGGTGTGCAATGGAGTGAAGAAATATTGCAAGAGCGCACGAGAGAAAAAAGACCGGCATTAACAATCAATAAACTTCCTGCAATTCACAATATAATTGTAAATGACTTCCGGCAGAATCGGCCTGCAATAAAATTTAGGCCCGTAGATAATGACACAGATCCAGATAAAGCAGATGTTTTAAATGGCCTTTTAAGACGAATCCAAAACAATGGAGATAGTCGATCCGCGCTTGACACCGCATTTTTTTATGCTGTTGCTGGAGGCTTTGGGTTTGTTCGGGTTGTTGTAGATTATGCAAGTGATAACACATTTGACCAAGATGTTTATTTAGAAAAAATAGACAATCCATGTTCTGTTTATTTCCCACTTGAGCTTTGCAAAACATCCGATTATTCCGATGCTCCTTATTGTTTTGTCCGTGAAAAAATTTCTCTAGATGATTTTAAAGAAAGATATCCAAGCGCGGAGGTTTCTCAATTTAACAAAAGCGGTGAGGGCGACAGTATTGAGCTGTGGCAAACTGACGAAGGCTGTGTTTACATATGCGAATATTTTTATGTTGAGCCGCGCAAAGAATATTTAGTGCTTTTAAGCAATGGCGACTTTGTAAATGTGGAAGAAAGCCCAGAAATAGGCGAAATGCTGCCAAATACTGATCTTGTAGTGGAAAATGTCCGTGAAATAAATAGAAATGTTATTAAAAGAGCTGTTATAAACGAGTGTGAAATTCTTGAGGAGCCTGTTGACTTTCCGGGGAATTACATTCCAATAGTTCCAATGCTTGCGCAAGAAATTAATGTAGAAGGTCATAAAGAATACATTTCTTTAATAAGATATGCAAAAGATCCGCAAAAAATGTTTAACTTTTGGAATTCCGCATTCACCGAGCAGGTTGCACTTGCGCCAAAAAGTCCATGGTTAGTTGCTGCAGGACAAATTGAAGGATTTGAAAAATATTGGAACGCCGCGAATACAAAAAATCTTGCTTATCTTCCTTATCATCCTGTAAGTGCTGCAGGGGTTCCCATTCCGCCGCCAATTAGAACTCAGCCTCCTGCCGTTGGAAGCGCAATAATAACAGGTATTCAATATGCCAGCGATAACTTAAAAGCGACAACAAACATTTTTGATGCATCTCTTGGCGCAAGATCGAACGAAACTTCAGGGAAAGCTATTCTTGCACGCCAACGACAAGGCTCAACAGCAAACTATCACTTTACAGACAACGCGTCACGCTGTTTAAGACACATTGGACGCATTATAAAAGATTTGATTCCTATTGTTTACGATTCTCCTGACAGAGTTGTCAGAATTATTGGTGAAGACATGTCAGATAAAGTTTTCACATTAAACCGATCTTATCCAGATAAAAAAGGCAACTTGTACAATATGACAGTTGGAGAATATGACATATTTGTTGACACTGGGGCAAGCTATGAAACTAAAAGAATTGAAATGACTGAAACATTAACCGCGCTGTCACAGTCCGTTCCTGTTTTTGGACAAATAGCGCCGGATATTCTTGTTCAGGCTCTTGACTTTACAGGACGCGATGAGCTTTCAAAAAGAATGAAAAGATATTTAAAAATTCAAATGCCCGACCTTATCGATGATGATAGTGAAGACGAAGATGAACAAGAAAAAATAATACAACAATCCCAACAACAAATACAACAGCTAGGGACGCAATTGCAACAAGCACAAGAGCAGCTTTCAGTAGATCAACAGCAAATGCAGGCAATGAATGAAGCAATACAAAAAATGAGTGCAACGATTCAAAATTTACAAATAGTAACTAAAAATAAAGAAGCTGACCTTGCGGTAAAAGTCCAAATAGAACAAATGAAAGCAGATTTGGAAATAATGAAAATGCAAGCAGAAATAAAACAAACTTTAATTACAGAGCAAAACAAAAGAGATTTGAAAAAAATGGATATTGGAGGCACATTAGCCGCACAAGCTCAAAGCAAAGCATTAAAATTAAACCCTAATGCAAACATTAAAAAAACAGAAATAGAAATTGAATAATTATACAATTAAAATCACGTTAGTTTTTTTTCTAACGATAACAAGACGAGGTTAAAAAATGTCTATTGAAAACGATCTAAACAATGCGCAAGAATCACAAAATTCTTATGGTGTCATGGGTGGTATAAATGATTCTGGCAATAACAATTCTTCCGCTAATACTGCGACAGGTGATAATCCTGACTTTGAAGATGGCGATAATAACACAGATTCTTTTGAACCTAATGACGATGTTGACAATAAAGACTCTGATGCTGATACTGACGACAGTCAAAATGATTATGACGACGACGAGGATGACAATCGCATTGAAGATGATGAAGAAGAAGTAAAAAAAGACAATGAAAGACCACGTAAAAAAAAGAATTCCGCGCGAAGCAGAATAAATCAAATCACGCGCGAAAAATACGAGCTTAAAAAAAGGCTTGAGCAGTATGAATTAAAAGAAATGCAACAGAGGCAACAGCAACAAAATAATAGCAATGTTGCATACAATGCGCCGAATGTAAATAGTCAAATTGATTTAACAAAGCCCAATCCTGACGCCTACGAAGACTACGAAGGATATATTGACGCGTTGACAGATTGGAAAATAAATCAAAGAGAGCATAAAGCACGGCAACAACAAGAACAAAACGAATATCAAAGAAAAGTGTCTTCATACGAAGAGCAAGAAAAAAAAGCAATTGACGAAATTGATGATTACTTAGACGTGATCGAAAACAATAGAGCTATGGTAAACGACGCAGTTCCCGGGGCTATACTAGAAAGTCAGTACGGCGCTCGAATAAGATACTATCTATTGAAAAATCCAAATGAAGCGCAAAAAACTTTGCAAATGTCTCCAGTAGAAGCTATAAAATTTGTTGGTAAAATTGAGGCTAAAATAGAAAACGACCTTAACAATTCGCGAAAAAGAAGAGTTTCAAAAGCTCCCGCGCCAATTAAACCAATTCGTCCAAGCAGTGGAGGCAATACCCGTTTTGATCTGAATGATGAAAAAACATCTATTGAAGAATGGATGAGGCAACGAAACAGGCAATGATAAAGCCTGTTTTAATCGTTAACAGATTAAAAAAGGATTAAAATATTATGTCTAATACAATACTTACGCCTACCGCAATAACTCGCGAGGCTTTAAAAATTTTACACAACAACTTGACATTTACAAAAAATGCTAATCGTCAATATGATTCGCAGTTTGCAAATTCTGGTGCAACAATGAGCGGAAAAATTGGGCCTAACCTAACCGTTCGTATGCCTAATAAATATGTAGTTCGCACAGGTGCGACAATGAATGTGCAAGATACTGCAGAAACGTCAAAAACTATTTCGTGCTCTACTCAAAAAGGTGTTGATATGAGTTTTAGCGCTCAAGATCTAACACTTTCTATAGACGAATTTAGTCAAAGATTTATAAAGCCTGCAGCGCTTTTGCTTGCGTCTACGATAGATTATGACGGGTTGAGCCTTTATAAAGACGTGTATAATTATGTTGGAGATCCAACTGCAACGCCAAGTGCACTTTTAACATGGCTTCAAGGGTCTGCAAAAATGACTGATTTGTGCTGTCCGATTGATGACAGAATGGCAGTAATGACTCCGTTGACAAGTGCTACAATGGTTAACACTCTCGCCGGCCAATACAATCCACAGCAAAATATTAGTAAAATGTATATAAAAGGACAAATGAGCGAAGCCGCAGGATTAAAATGGGCTTATACTCAAAACATTGCAACTCATACATGTGGCAGTCGCACAGCGTCAGGGGATATTATTGTAGCAGGTGCAGGGACTGAAGGCATGAGCACAATTACATTTACTTGTACAACTACAGG